ACTGCACCTCCTGCATCGGTTCCAGCTGCGTCGGTGACAGATACTCGACATCGAGCATGTGCTTCCCGTTGCGGGCGAGCAACAGCCGGATCTTCTCCGCATCGGTGCCTGGAAGCAGGTCCGGATTCTCCTCGCCAGCCACATACGACAAAATCTCCTTGTCGTCATAACCGGCCTTCCGGGCCCCCGCAACATCAAACGCTGGCATAGGCGTTAATCTTCTCGTTCAAACGCCGTCAGCGGCGGTCGAACCGGGCCGTTCTGCTTCATCTTCTCCGCTACCAGCCGCGTCTCCGCGTTCAGTTGCGCGATCGATTCCTGGCTGTCCACCTTCGACTCGGTAGTCGCTACCGTCACACGGTTCTTTTGCGAGTCTCTCGACTGATCGCTCGCGAGCTTCTGCTCGAGCATCGCCATCTTACTTTGGATGTCCCGAGCCTGCATGCGTTCACTCGCGTCCATCTGAATCTTCTGAACGTTAAGTGCTTCCGTTGCCTGCTGCAACGCTTCGTTCAATTGCTGGTTCTGCTGCTGCAATTGACTAATCTGCTGCATCGCCGCCGGCGGTAACTGCTCCTGTCCCTTCGGTGGAATATTCGGCGGCCGCACCCGCTCGGCGATCGCATCCGCCATCGGCCAGTCCTGCGCTTCGACATACAGGTCGGCATACTGCGGCACCAACTCCGGTGCCACCTGCGCAAATCCCAGCATGCCCTCCCGGGATTCCTCCCGCTTGGTCTTGTACGAAGGCCCGACATCCGCCACCACGTCGTAACGGCCTAGCCCCAGGTCGTACAACCGCTGGATGCCCTGATCGTCGAACGGCATCCCCACCGGAATCTGCTTCTCCGTATTATCCGAACCAATTATCCGGATAATCCGTCCGGGCCGGTCGTATATCTTTGGGATTAAATCAATTAATACCCGGGTCTCGTGAGTGATCGCAATCGCGAGGTTGTCGGAGAAGTGGTAGTTGGCGACATCGCCCTGCAGCTGCCGTGCCTTGATCGCTACCCCGGTGGTTTCGTTGCTCCGGTTCCCGAGGCTCGCGTCGTACACGCCAGTGGTCGCTTTTAAATGATCCACGGTCTGCATCTGCGCCACCGTGATCGACTGCACCGGTGGCTCGTACACCTGCCGCTGGGGCGGCGGCACCATCTCCTGACCTACGCTCTTCGGCTTGTACTGCAGGTACGCAAACGTCTTGCTGTTTGCCTGCGCCCACTCCTTTTCATGGTTCTCTATTTGGCCTTCAGCCACGATAAACGGGGCCTTCGGGGCAAGCGCGATGATCTCGGTCTTCGCCGACTCCCAGTAATTCAGCATTCGCTGGGCGTCTTTCGCGTGCCGCACCATGCCCACCATACTGACCTTGCCATCCACGTCGTACTCTTCCCCAACCACACCAATCAGAGGGATGTACTTGCCCGGCCACTCCGCCTGCTCGAGTACCTTCTCCCCGTTGATCACCGACCATTCCACATAGGGCACGTCGACCGTGCGCTTGCGAATTACCGGCACTCCTTCCGGCGCTTCCTTAAGCGGTAATACCGTGCCGTCCTGCAGCATCACAATCGTTTCCTGGCGCGTGTGCCGGCAGAAATACTCGGCTATCCTGACCCCACCTTCCCAACGCCACACCGGGGATCCATCTCCATGCGAGCGGTAATCCTCGGCGCTCGACAGGTCCTCGTCGGGGTAGCGTTCCTTGTACGCATCCTCGGTCAGGTCTTCGACAATAAACGCGTACTTCGCATCGGAGTAATCCGGTTGCTGGCAGCTCGGGTCCATGTAAACCGTCTGCGGATTCTTGATCCTCTGTACGTAGATCTCCTGATCGAAGGTGTTCCCCTCGACATACTTGGTGACAATCCGATACCACCCGCGCCCGCATACCGCGGCATAGAACGCAGCATAACTGCGTGCCGCGTCAGCGTTGCTCTGCGTCTCGATGTGACGCAGCAGGCCTTGCATTACCTCTGCGGTCTTCTGGTCCCCTTGCGCGTCTACCGGGCTTACCTTAGGCGCGGCCTTGAGCTGCTTGAGGTTATTCGATACCTGATGCACGAACTGCGGCAGTCGGTTAATCGTGAGGCACGGACGGTGATCGAGCTTGCGATGAGTGGCAATTTCCTGAGCCCATTGGTCCCCGTCATAGAAGCGGACATCATCTAGCGCAATTTTTCGATACTCCGCTTCATACACAGCGACCAGATCGAACCGGGCCCGTGCCGTCGCCAAGAAATCTTCTGTGTCTTTTTTAGAAGGCGCAGTTTTCCCAGGCAAGCCCGGAAGCAATGCCTGCGCGGTCGCGTAGTCTGACATTTGCGGTGTTTAGATAGAAGGGTTACTAATGGCTAAGTGCGCTCTCGGACCGAAGAAACTTCGACGTATCTCCCAAATCGTGGGGGATGCCTACACAGTTCACGGTGCCCTGGTGCGAGGTGGATGGACCCACTACATCGCAAATGCGTTCCTCATTGAGAAAGCAACAGATAAGCACGTCATGGCGTGGGTAAATTACAAGACCGGCGAATGGGAACTCGACGAAGGCGCCTTCTCCACTTGGCAGGAAGACCCGCGAAATACCGTACATGGGTAAAGAAACTAGGTCTTTTTCTTAGCTACACGTTTAGCTTCCGATAAGGCGATCGCAATCGCCTGGTCTTTACGCTTTACCGGCTCGCCACTGGAACTCCTGAGATTCCCGCTCGAGAACTCGTCCATCACCTTCGCTACCTTGGCCTTTGCAGCAGGCTTACGTTTTACAGACGGCTTGATTCGCACAGAATCTTCACTGCACGCGGTACACATTCCCATAGCTATCTCCTTAGCTCATCCAACCAGTCGAGGCGTAACTGCGCTCCGGCGTCAGGTACTCGCGGTCTTCCGGCAGCGTCTCCACCTTGGTCTTGATTACGTTGTGCAGCTCCATGCACAGATACCTCATCGAATCGCACAAGTGATCACGCTCTTTTACCACACGTCCGCGTTCGTCCCGACGGTATAGCCGAAGTTCCGACAACAGGTTCTGACAACTCTGGAAGATCTTGAGTTTTCCCGCGGCCATCCTCGTCAGAACGGTATACAGGCCCGCTTCCACCGCGTTATCCGCCGGCTTAAGGTCCAACCCAAGATCGGTGTACATCTGTAACAGATTGCGCCCGTCGATTTGGCCCCTACCTCGTGCTGCCGGGTCTATCGCGCCGGTGATCCATTTCCCTTTGCCTAGGATTGCTTGAGCATGTATGACCGGCTCCGCTTCACCACGGTAGTATTCGCTGTACAAGTACAGTACGTCGGTGTCCCGGTTCAGCGCTCCGTGGACCACTGCCGTTCGGCTCCAGCCAATGTCCATTCCAAATGCTCTAGGCCAGTGATCAGGTATCGGAAAATCAGGGACTATGAGATCTTCCAAACTGATTGGATAAATGGCTCCGCTTCCTAAAGCAGGAATACCTTTGCTGCGAGCTTCCCTTTGGTAAATTGGGATGCTTTGCCAAAGTTCATCCTTAGCTTGCCTGGTGAGATGCGGGATATCTTCCCAGCTGGCCTGGATACAAAATTTAGACGTATGAAGTACCGCACCTTTTGTCGATATATTCAGCCAGACGCAACGCTGTTTCCTTGCTTTCCGATATAAACCCCAAAACCGCATTACATCGCTTGCAGAGTAAACCACGCACCTTAGTGCTGTTATGGCAATGGTCCACGCAAAGATCCACTTCCGTTCTTAGGCAAATCAAACATGCACCATTTTGAGAAGCTGCCATCTCCTCGTATTGCTCAAGAGTCATCCCATACGCCTTGAGCAAAGCCTTTCTCATCCATAGCACTCGACGCTTAGGGTCTATTGTCTTAACGTAAGCCGCACCGACCGCGATAACACAAGCTCGACACTGGCTATGCAGCCCATCTCGCGTGACCAGCCGCTCATAAAATTCTGCCGCTGGCTTAACCTCTTTGCATTTACGACAACGTTTTTCAGTGACAGACAACTTGTCTTCGGCGCGTCTCTTTGCAAGGTAAGCCTGGTGTACTTCCGGACGAGATCGACGGTGGCTGCGTTGCCGCGCATTCTCTTTTACACGAGCTTCAGCCTGACTCCGTTGAGCCACGTTGCATGCCTTGCAATCCCCATCCAGACGAACACTCAACTTGCCTTGGTTCGTTGTGTACTTGTAAGTGTAAAAATCACCTACAGGCTTCAATTCACCACATACCCGGCAATTCTTTGCAACCGGAATGCGGGGGTTGAGTATAAACTCGCCAGTTGCTGGTTTCAACGGTAAGACCGGACGCGAACGAATGTACTCTGCATGGCAATCCTTGCATTCGTTGTAATATCGTTTCTTCTCACCGTTTGCCAATACATGAACAGAACTACGAAAAAGATCAAGCGGCTTGATCAGCCTGCATTTCCTGCACTTCTTTTGATTGGTTAAACTATCGTCAGCCATTCCGCAACCCTCCCTGGTTGTGGTCTCGGTCAGGGGCAATCAGCGCGTCAACGCTGGTTGTCCTGCTGAATCTATTCTATTCGCTTTAGCGCCTTACTCATCTGGTTTCAGTAAATGCAGCAGGTGCTTATCTATGCGCTGGACACGCCCGTCCTCGAGCGTCACCTCGACCCGGCCCAGCCCCATCACTCGCGTAATCGTGCCGATCTCGTTAACTTTTGCGTTTGGTGTGTCCCGCAGGAACCGGACTCGGGTGATGCCTACGTCTACCCAGCATCCGCCGGCACTGCCCGAGATCGCGTACAGCGGCTTGTTGTGGATCCGGCACTCACCGAGACGCATTTTCATTACTGGTGGTCCCACTCCCCGGTTTCGTTGTCCGTTCGCTTGTGGCAGGGGCACAAGCACGGCGCCTGACAGTACTCGCACATCTCATCACACTCGTCATGCCGCTTGTGATAACAAGCTACAGATAGATAATCGTGCTCGCTCATGTCTTCCTAAAAACAAATGGCCGGATCCGAGGAGGACGACCGGCCGTTTGTTCGAACGATGGACAACAAACAACGATGGAGAATTTCAACTACAGAGATGCCACACTCTGCACCTCAGATTCTATCAATTTTCCTAGGGTCCGCAGGCCGCTGCCGGTATTCCATCCGGTTGCGCTCGACCTTGCCCAGACGTAACCTGTGCTCGACCGAAGCCACCCCGATCTTCAACCGATTCGCGATCTTCTGATAACTCAGGCCCTCGCGATATAACTCACAAACCGCGTCAATCTCCGCTTGCGTTGTCTTCTTGTGCAATCTCGAATTCTAGCAATCGCTTCTCGCATCTCCAGTCGTACAGCCAAAGCAAACATCCATCAATATCCGGGTAGCCGGATAGCAAGGTAGTTATCGCTTCGGCGATCTCCCGGTCACAACGGGCTAACGCAAGCGCCTGCTCACGGGTGCAAGCGGCTGCTGTCCGGGAAACCATGAGACATCTTCCCTCTCCGGATAGAACTGAATCCTGTCTACCGCGAGTTTCACCGGGCTCTGCACCAGGATCGCTGCTACACCCCAGTACTGCTGCACACCGTTGATCACATCATGCGCGACGGTTACGTACTCCGTGTGGTTCGCAGTATCCACCGTGCTCCGCGCTTTCGGTACCGGAGGGGGCGTATTCTTCTCAGCCACCCTGGATTCGAACTGGTGCCACCAGATAGCGAGGTCCCCGCCATAATACTGCTGATCGCCCGCAAGTACACAGGTAATCGCGTACGTGGGAATCGCTGCCGGGTTCTGGTCTTTCCCGATCAGAAACTCACTTGCATGGCAGAGCATCTCGCGAACGTGAACCGCGGGAGGATACGTTGTCTGCGGTGTCGGGTACGCGGCCGGCTCCTTGAGAACGTTCTTTGCTGCCGGCGTCTGCTCCCAGATCGCCAGCGTGCCCCCGTTCGAGAACTCGACATACGAGATGTCCTTCACCCCGTAAACAGTCATGGCTGCGACACCCCACACGCTCCGTACCCCCGCGTTGGTGGGCTGCTCCACACTGACCGACCGGGACCAGGCGGACTTGTCAGTGAAATGCACGATGAGCACCCCGGAGTAGGCCGGCTGCGAACCGGATAATCCGCATGTGACGCTGCGGGTGTCGCGAGGCCACGATACTATCTCGCAAAACATCTCCGCAATCGTTACCGTGCTGCCTAACTGTGTGACAACGTTGGTCGGTACGTTCTGCACCCCCGTTTTAAACGGATCGTAGTTCGAGGTGGGGGAGCCTGCCCGAGGCTGTGCATCAGGCCGTCGTGGATCAACTTGCTGCGCTAAAGCGAAAGGGCGACCCATCGTACCCAGCACCCCGGCCATGACAAGTACGCGAAACAACCGTCTAGGGTTCATCACCGGCCATGCTGGTTAAGGAGGTGGACCGCCCTATAAATACAATAACCCCGCTGTCGGACGGGGCTATTGTTCTTGCTCTCGATTCTTTGGCTATTTTCTACGACGTAAGCTCCCATATCCCGCGGAAAGCGGCTTCGCGCCTCCTTCTGATTTAAGCTATCGAATCGCTTCGACGCACAACCAGATTAACGCCACGCGAGCCACGCAAGGTACAAGCAGGCAGCCCACATCCCGGCGCCGGCCAGCATCACCCACAACCAAGACGGACTCTTGATCAGGTCCCAGATGGATCGGTCAACGCGCAACGTGAGGTACCCCCACGTTGTACCGGCCATAGCCGAACAATCCGAGCAGCCACAGCAGCAGAATGATCACCACCACCACGTTGATCAGCATCCGGATCGGAGCATCGAGAGGGAGATAATTATTAACGAAATATAAAACAACCCCAACGATAATTAACACGATAAGCAGTTGAATTAAATCCATTATCCCCCTCCTTTGCTTCAGGGCTGTTACTTGGGTTCAGCCTTGGGTGGCTGGCCGGCGATCGGCTGCTCCGGGTGTACGTTCCCTTCGCGCTCGAGCTCCTGCCCGTAATCGGGATCCACTTCGATTCGTTCGCCAATGCGGTGGTCTTTGCCTTCCCTGTCTTTGAAGGGCCTGGCAACGATAACTGTCTTCTTTGCAACCATGACTTGGGTTACTCCTTTTCGGTTAGTGACTTCGCTTGCGTAACTACAATATCTTTGAATCCTAGACGCAGCCCTTCGATAAAATCGGCGAAATCTTCCGTGTGTAGCCGCACCGTGCCCAGCCCGAGACTACGCCCGTAGGTCAGGTGTACGTCCGTATAGTCAGGCTTAACCACCACTCGCGATACCGTCACCCGGAGTTGCTTTTTCTTCCTGTCCATAGAGTCTGCCTGGCCATCGACTAACTCACGGGTGATTCGCGGGTTGCCGATATGCGTGTTCCCATACGCAAAACTCCGTCTCTGTGCTTCCCGCTCTTCGGCTGTCACTTGTGCTACCAATGCCCCTTGATTACATGCGCGTGACCTAGATGGGCAATCGCATACGGCAACGGCGGCGCCGTCCCGTAATGCAGCCGGTAAGCTGCATCGTGATAGTGAGCTAAGAACAGCTTCACACTCCAACGCTTCGCCCGCTCGTGCAACGCCATTGCAGGCAGTTTGCCGGATTCAAACAGTTTGATCAGACCGGCATCCAACTTCTTCGCTCTCGCCTGTGTCAGGCGTTCCGCTGCTTGCGAGGCCAACTCTCCGCTGTCGTTGCGCTTCTGCTCGTACGCCTTGCGCTCAAGGTACAGCTTGCCGTAGATGTCATTGGGGTTGCCGCTTACCTTGACGAAACTCTCACCCATCAGCCAGCACAACCGCTTAAGGGACGCGTTCCAGGGTCGCTTCTTGCCCTTCTCCCATTTCGTAGTGGGATCCAAGCCGGCGAACCGCCAGATGTGTCCTACGGTCGGCGCTTTAGTGATGTCGATGTTGGCAATCAGTCCACTTGAGATAACCGGGCCAATTCCGACTACCGCACGGCTCCACTCTCCCATCGGCTGCGCTGCCGACCACTTGTCGAGCACGCCTTTGATCTGATTCTCGAGCACCACTAGTTGGCCATTGAGCCAGGTAATGAATTCGGATGGCTCCTCGCCCTCGAGCAGTTTGCGCTGTTGATTTGACGCGGCAATTCTATAATCCTGCAGGTCATAATACGTGTCCACGAAGTATCTGGCTTCGCGTACGCCCATCAATTTCGCGGCTGCGCGAAGGTCCCGCGATAACTTCTGAACAGCTTCGATGTTGGCACTCACGAGATAAGCCTACTTCAGAACGAATCGCTCGCGGTTTTCGGTGCTCTCCGGGGCTATGGCTCGCTCAGTTAGCGCGGTGCTCTCCGCAGGTACGGCTCGCTCTGTGCTGTCGATGCCCTCAGTTCCAGCGGCTCGCTCTCTACGTTCGGTGCTCTCAGTGAGTGCGGCTCGCTTCCTTGCTCCGGCGCTCTCTGCAGACACGGCTCGCTTCCGCTCTTTGGTTCTCTCCGCGATTATGGCTCGCTCGGACAATCCGGTGCTCTCCTTAAGGTCGGCTCACTCCGCATGCACGGTACTCTCCGAGACGGCGGTTCGCTCACTGGGTACGATACTATCCTGCGTGACGGCTCTTCGCTTTAGCGCGGCGCTCAACTATTCCGGTGCGCTCTCCTGACTTGGCTCGCTTTGCAGCCTCGGTGCTCTCGTGTAGCCCGGCTCGCTCTCCTTATCCGGTGCTCTCCAAGGCCATGGCTCGCTCTTACTGATCGGTGCTCTCTACTTTCACGGCTCGCTCGGCTACATCAGTGCTCTCGGTGCTTGTGGCTCGCTCCCGTGCTCTGGTGCTCTCGACTATTTCGGCTTCTTTTGCTTTGCGCCCGTAGCATAACAGTCACTGAGATCTACTGGACCGCGCTTACGCATCGGCCACAACAGAATCTCCGGCCACCAACGCCATATCGCTATGGCATACGCTGACAGCGCTGTCACTCCGTTGTCACCTTGGGCTGTGCGCCATCCGGCAGAAAGCTGAGCACCACTTCGCTTAGTCCCTGTAATGGAGTAAAGGTCAACATGCAAATCCCGTTAGTGTCCATAGTACGCACAAGCATTTCTGTCCAGATGGAAAGTGGCGGTTCCTCATCTGCCCAGCCAACCTCGATCGAACTTCCGTAGTAGCTGGCCGCACCTTCCTCGTAGCTTTTTAGCTGAACACTCGAGACATCACCGGAAACATGCCGCACGTAAATCGTGTCCACCGCTTCTGCAACGCCGGCCTTGTTAGTTGTATAGACAATATCGTCGGCGGGAATCATGCCGGTTCCACGCTTACTGGGCGACCCCAGGAACTTCTCCTGAAGGACCCCCTTCAGCGTTTTCGACGTGTCCGAACAAGCCCAGGCTTTAATGTGCTTATCAAACCGCTTGCCGGTCCACCACGCTGGATACTTGCCCGTGAGGTGCAGCGTCGTTTCATAAGCGCCGGCTTCAGTTTTTCCCGTTCTGTTGCCGGCAAGGAACAGACGTTCTTTGTGGGCTGTGCCATCGCACTCAGGAGGGCAGCAGCCCGGGATCGGCTCGTGCGTTCCGCCGGCCGCGAAGAACTGCATGTGCTTCGGATAGAGTTCTCTTCGATATGGGCCCTCGGACGGAAAAAAGTACTCAAGTTTCTTTCTCTGGCGTCTCGCTCGGGCCTGGTAGGCTGCTTCCAGTAGTTCCTCCGGGCTCTTGAATTCGGGCAGCCTCGAGAGTAGCGATGACATAGTTCAGGTCCTGCTCCGGTATCTTGTCCAGGTCGATGCGAACGTTAGTTTGCACGTTAGCTGTGACGTTAACGTTGCTGTTCAGGGTATCCCGGTAAACCTCTGGTTTCTTTCCCTTTAGCGCGAATATAAGCAACGTGTCGCTTTTACGCTTGATGGTTAGAGGCTTATCGGTCTTACGGCCGGCCTTGTCTTTCTGGTAGCAGAGCTCGCCCTGGTAGATAACCGGTTCGTCAGTGCCCTGGTAGACGCGGTTGAAGAGCTCGGCCTCGAGGTGGGCGATCGCACGTTTCTCGGCATCTGCGAAAGCCGCGGCGTAATCCGGGTCTTTCATCCAATCGTAGTGATTGGTGTCCCGCATATCGATGGCACGCGAGGCGCCCATAATCGTGCCACACACGACATAGGCTTCGAGGAACATTTGCTGCTGTGCTTTTTTAGTTCCCTCCGCCATGCTACGTCTTTTCAACGGCATACATGCGATCACTGAGTACTTGAACGAAATAATCGCGGTACTTTTCCGGGATGCGGTCGAGGTGCCAGCAGCCCTTGGGATTGAAGTAGCTTTCGTTCTTGTGGGGGGCGCCGATACCGCGCTTGTGGTGAGAGCCCTCCAAACTGAGCGCCGGGTCGGGTCCGCGGTAGCGAAGTGACCGAAGGCAATCGCCCTTAATACAGGGATCCACGTTCTTGGTGGCTAGAAGGCTTTCCACGCGATCGCGGGGTGCGCGACAGAGGAGAGAGCCGGCGTGGTCGTAGACAGGCGTCTGGTGCAGAATGCGCAGCGTCTGGGCGTGCATGGATAGAGGAGGAGGGTGGGGAGCCGGTTTTAGCCGAGCGGCAACGGGACCGGAACGTGGGTTGCTATGGTACTGCTTTCAAGGATTGTCTACCAGAATCAGTGGGATGCGCAAGTCCGCATTTTTACGGTAGGGTGACCTCCCGGTTTTTTACGGCTTCGGACAGTTCATCGATGGCTTTCGCGATGCCCCACATGGCGCGGGAGATGGCGAATAGGCCATCGACGACGTTGGCGGGTTCGAAGTTTTGGTCGGCTTCGTTAGGGGAGATGAGGCACTCGCGCAGTCCCCGGTAGGTTAGTTCTTCTTTGGTCATTGTGTTCCTTTCGTTACAGAGATAATCCGCATAATCCGCTTAATCCGCAGGGGCAACCCTTTACAGGAGTACTTATTCCGCATAATCCGCTTAATCCGCACCCGGGTCCCTTTACATATGTTGGTTGCGTTACAGGTGCTCGGTAGGGTGGGTCTTGAGTTGATAATCTTCCTAGATACATAGAGAGAACAAAAGGCGAAAGAGGGCTTGTGCACGCGCGTATAAAAAACCCGCTCACCACAAGAATGAAACGTTAAGTAGCTTACAGCGGAAACAGGGGCTGTTTGCGGATTAAGCGGAAAAAGCGGATTAAGCCCCAGCCTTACCTGTAACAACTTGAAAAGAAAGCTACTTTCAGGAACGAGCTTAATCTGCGGAGTATGCTGATTAAGCGGATTAAGCCCCCTCATAACGACCAGTACCGGACAGCGCGGCGGCCCGAGGTGTCCTCGGTTTGAAAGCGGATCATCCCTTTCTCTACTAACGTGGCAATGGCCCGGTCGAGCTCTGTGGGCGACTTATGACCTCC